ATCAATCCAAATATCTCCGTATTGTTGACCTGAAGGAGGAGTAGCAGAAGTTGTAACTGTTAAATTACCTTCTGATCCTACGTAACCTGTATCTCCTTTTGAACCTGAATATCCGATATCACCTTTTGAACCTGTGTATCCTTGTGAACCTACGAAACCAGTATCACCTTTTGAACCAACGTAGCCAGTATCGCCTTTTGATCCTGTGTAACCTAAATCTCCTTGAGAACCGGTAAAACCTTTTGAACCTGTGTAACCGATATCACCTTTTGAACCTGTGTACCCAATATCACCTTTTGATCCTGTGTAACCTAAATCGCCTTTTGATCCTGTATATCCGATATCACCTTTTGAACCTGTGAAACCAATATCTCCTTGATCGCCTTTTGATCCAGTATAACCTAAAGATCCTGTAAATCCTACATCACCTTTTGAACCTGTATACCCTAAAGATCCTGTAAATCCTACATCGCCTTTTGAACCTGTGTAACCTATATTACCTTGAGAACCTGTGAAACCATTTGTGCCGGCTGATCCTGTAAATCCTATTGTTCCTGATAAGTCAGAAACAAAACTGTATGCTGAACCACTCCATAAATATAATTTTGAATTGTCCGGATCACTAACATCAACAGTAGTAATAATAGCAAATTCTCCAGCAACAATTCCTGATGGTGAAGTGTCTGCGTTTAATGCTGCTACAGATGAATATATTTTAGCAATGTTAAATCCTAAACCTGTATTACCTTTTGATCCTGTGTAACCTAAATCTCCTTGAGAACCTGTGAAACCTGTATCACCTTTTGATCCTGTGTAACCTAAAGAACCTGAATATCCGATATCCCCTTTTGAACCTGTAAAACCAATATCACCTTTTGATCCTGTGAAACCTATATCACCTTTTGAACCAACGTAGCCAGTATCACCTTTTGAACCTGTGTAACCTAAATCTCCTTGTGAACCAACAAAACCTGTATCTCCTTTTGAGCCAGCGTAACCAGTATCACCTTTAGAACCTGTGTAACCTAAATTTCCTTGATTACCTTGATCGCCTTTTGAACCTGTGTAACCTATGTCGCCTTTAGAGCCTGTGTAACCAATGTCTCCTTGAGAACCTGTGAAACCTGTATTTCCTTGATTACCTTGATCGCCTTTTGATCCTGTGTAACCTAAATCTCCTTTAGAACCTGTGTAACCTAAATTTCCTTGAGAACCTGTGAAACCTGTATCACCTTTTGAACCTGTAAAACCTATATCACCTTTAGAACCTGTATAACCAGCTGTAAGAGGTACTAACTCCCAAGCAAGTCCGTTCCATTTCCATGTACGATTACCTACTGAATATGTTGATACGTTTGGTGTTAACCCTGTTGAAGGAAAATTTATAGTTGGCATGCTTGTTCTTTAACCTTTTGTGTTTAGTTAATTAGTGTAATTATTTATATAAAAAAAATGTTCAGAAATGCTTTTTTTAAAAAAATATTTTTAAAAAATAAAATTCAATATATGTATTTATAATTTTTATATTTCTTAACCAAATCTTCTAATTTTTGTTCTAGGATAAACATTTCCAGTGCTTGATCTATTTTTAACAGTGTTTATCGCTACATATCCTGTCAATCCTCTTTCTTTTTTATAAAACAAATATCTATTATTTGAATTTACACCTAGAGATGTATAATCCGATGCCCCACCTCCGGTAGATGATATTCTGTTACTGGTTGAATTATTTTCTATATATGTTTTTATTTCAGATTGTGTCATTGAAGGAAAATTTTCTAATAAGCAAGCTAAAAGGCCTGTTACTTGTGGTGATGCCATACTTGTACCTGAAATAGAACCTAGGTAATAAATATTATTTCTAGGATCGGTAACTAAAGTAACACCAAATTCAGACTGAGCTGAAAAACCATAAACTGATGAGGTTATAAATCTACCTGGAGCATAAACCTCTACTCGACTTCCATAATTACTGAATGTAGTTTTATATTCTTGCGTTACAACATCTATAGCACCTATACATAATGAAGTACCAGAAGCTGTGGGTGTTGAACCTCGCATAGGATAAACTGTAATACCACCAAAACTTGAATAATCAAAATAATTATTATAGTCCAAATCTGATTCAGTATTTACATTCCAATATGAATTTCCTGAAGATCCAACAAATATAACTCCATCCGCTATTGCATCTTCAACATCAGCGTCTAAAGCAGCATATCTTGCAGGTGTTGCTCTTAATGCGTTACTATAAAATACAGGAATTCCATAAGTTTCTAAAGTTGCTTTTCTTTGTTCATTTGTTCCAGAAACACTAATTACAGTGCCTCTATAGTTAAGTTGTGAGATATTACTTAAAAAAAGATCTACATAGTTATAACCCCAACTATTATTTACAATAGTAGGATTTCTTCTTCCTGTAGTATTATTAATTGGTTTACTTTTGTGAAATTCTCTTATGTAATCGTAAATGTATAATTCCCAACTACCTGCTGGACCTCCTGATGAAGAATAACTAAATTCAATATTATAGATATTAGCATCTCTAGCCCAACCTTGAGTATTTCCTGCAACAGTGCCAGTTACATGCGTTCCATGGTTGCTACTCACAGCACTATAACTATAAGGTAATGTTGTTACATATCCTAAAGCTGAACTATGTTGAAACCAATCATATGAAACAAATCTACTTCCTCCTGTTCCATCAGAATTTACGGCAAATTCAGGATGATTTCCGTTAATATGAGCATCAACGACAACAACATCTACATTTTTTCCTGAAGATGTAGTATAAATTGTTTGTGCAGTTTGAGTAAAAGATCCGTTTGTTCCCCAATTTGCTAAAGGAGTTCCTGACGTAACACTATATAGTCCCCAATTTTTATCATTAGAATCTATTGTGTTGCTTTTTTCAAAATTATCTGTTTGAGACCAAAAAGCAATAGGAACTAAATTTAATTCTTTAGGTAATTTTTCTACCGCTAAAACTCTAGGATCGTTTTTTAAAATATTTGCTTCTTCGTCTGTTAAATAATAATGTGTGTTTCTACTTATTTCTCTTATATTAGCAATATCAACTTTACGATTAGGAATATGTAAAGTACCTTCAGTATTTTCCATATCTTCATAAAAAGAATCAATGTCTTGTCTATTACGTAAAGTAACTACATACTCTTTTGTTTCAGACATTTTAAATTTCTAATTGTAAAATTGTTAAAGTTACGGTAATAGTTGCTGTAGAACCACTTTTATTTTTTATAGAAATAGGAATATCAGTATTAATTGTACCATTGTTATTAAATCCTACAGCAGCTGGTGATATTAAAATTGATTGACTGCCTGTTGTAATAACTTCAGCAATAACTCCTGAACCTGAAGTAGGGTCTGTTGTTTCACCTCTAGCACTATCATTAGAACGTGAAGTTGTATCTGTGTAAATTCTTACCCAGGCAGCTGCGGAAGTTTCTATTTTAAATAAAGCGTATCCTTTAAAACCTGTAATTGTTAAATTTTCAGAAGCATTATTACTCAAAGATGATGATGTAACGGCAACACTTGAACGTGATGAAGCACCTGAACCAGCTGATCCTACATAACCTATATCACCTTTTGAACCTGTATAACCTCCTGGATCACCTTTTGAACCTGTGTAACCTATAACACCTTGTGAACCTGTGTAACCTACGCCTTGTGAACCTGTATAACCTATAGATCCTGTATAACCTAGAGAGCCTGTATAACCTTGAGAGCCTGTATAACCTCCAGGATCTCCTTTTGATCCTACATATCCTGTTGAACCAGTATAACCAGCACCTGCTGATCCTGTATAACCTATAGATCCTGTATAACCTAGAGAGCCTGTATAACCTTGAGAGCCTGTATATCCGTCTCCTGATCCTGATCCTACAGCAGTACCATTCAAAGTAAAAGTTCCAGCAGAATTTACTTTTAATGTGTTACATCCAGCTTTAAGTATTATTTGATTACTACAACTAGCTCCATCACCTTCTGCGCCAATACCCATTATAATATTACAATTTCCTCCAGTATTACAATAACCTGCTCTATTACCTAAAAATATATTGTTACAACCAATATTGTTACAATATCCTGAACGATAACCTATAAGTACGTTATAATTTCCTGAACTTGTAAATCTACCTGTACAAGTTCCCATAAAAATGTTATTACTTGCAGTTGCACCACATTCATTCGTATAAGAACCTATAGCTATATTCTCGCATCCGCCAATATTGCTATTAAAAGAACACCACCCTGCGGCAAAATTTCTATGCTGTCCAGCCAAACATAAATTTACACCTACATAATGACCTAAAAACGTGTTAGAATTGGATTGATATGTACACATTCCTGTATTTTTTCCTATTCCTATAGTAAAATAAGAAAGATTAGTACATTTTAGGGAACATGTTCCTATTGCTATGTTTTCTGCATAACAACAATTATACATTAATGAACAAGTTCCTATAGCAACGTTGCCTACTCCTGAACCGTTATGTCTTCCTGCTTGTTGACCTAAAAAAACATTTTCTCTGCCAGAAGTTATACACATTCCAGCATTCCATCCTAATACAACGTTACAATCACCAAAACATACACATTTTCCAGCACCTTGACCTATAAAAATGTTATCACATGCTGTATTACCTACTCCTTCCAATCCATAACCAGCAGCTTGGCCAATTAAAACATTATGTCTGCCTGTAGATACATCTCTACCTGCTGAGACGCCTACAATAAAATTATATGAACCAGTTGTGATGTTTCTACCTGCGTAATTTCCAAAAACAACGTTATTTGATCCTGTTGAGTTTCTTAAAGCTCTACATCCTATTGCTACATTACCATTACCTGTTGTATTACAGAATCCTGCATATTCTCCTACAAAAAAATTAAAATTCCCTGTTGTATTATTACATCCAGCGTAAGTGCCTAAAAAAACATTACTACATCCACACGTGTTTGATATACCAGACTTTCTACCTAAAAAAATATTGCCAGATCCATTTATATTAGAATAACCTGAACAACATCCAATAAAAATATTAGAGTGGCCACAAGCATTATTATAACCCGCTTGAAGTCCTAAAAATGTATTATTACCTCCAGCAATATTACAACGACCAGCACATCTTCCTATAAAAGTATTATTTGAAGCTGAAGTATTAAAGCTAGAATATTCATATGCCACTCCTGAACATTGTCCAGCAAAACAACCAACAAAAAAATTATTTGAAGAATTTATGCCTGTACCTGTATCTAAGTTTGTTGTTACTATGTTTGCCTCGCCAAAAGTACAGCTACAGCGTGCAAATACATCAGCACCTGAACCTGCTGAACCTGTAAAACCAATATCACCTTTAGAACCAGTATAACCAGAGCCGGCTGATCCTGTATAACCAGCGCCTGCTGATCCTGTATAACCTAGAGAACCTGTATAACCTATAGAACCTTGTGAACCAACATAGCCAATATTTCCTAATGAACCTGTGTAACCTGCTGAACCTGTGTAACCAGCACCTGCTGATCCTGTATATCCAATATTTCCTAATGAACCTGTGTAACCTGCTGAACCTGTGTAACCAGCACCTGCTGATCCTGTATATCCAATATTTCCTAATGAACCTGTGTAACCTACTGATCCTGTATATCCAATATTTCCTGATGAACCTGTATATCCAATATTTCCTGATGAACCTGTATATCCAACACCTGCTGATCCTGTATATCCAATATTTCCTGATGAACCTGTATATCCAATATTTCCTGATGAACCTGTATATCCAACACCTGCTGATCCTGTGTAACCTATAGAACCTTGTGAACCAACATAACCAATGTTACCTTGTGATCCTGCATAACCTGGTAATCCTACGTTTGAAAATTCTACCCACTGATCGGAGTTTCCATCATTGTAATAAAAATATTGAACACCTGTTGCTTCATCCAACCAAACGTCTCCAAGTTGAGCGCTTGTAGGAGGAGTGGCAGAAGTTGTAACATCTAAATTTCCTTCAGAGCCTGTGTAACCTTGTGAACCAGTATAACCAGCACCGGTTGATCCTGTAAATCCTAAATCTCCTTTTGATCCTGTATAACC